TTCTAATAATTGGTGGTATGAACAAGGAGGACAATCAGACATATATTGGGTATCTGAAAGTATGGCAGGAGACATTACAGCCAGTCTAAAAATATTTATGGATGAGTGTTATAAACAAGATGCTCTACACATTATTACTTATAATGAAGCTAAAAATACAGATAAAACTTTTGGTACAGGATTTGAAAGATATAATCATCCTTTTAGATTAACTCCAGGAGACAATGCAATCCCAGGATATCCGGGAACTGCAGCTGCTAATTATTTAGATGCAGTACCAGGAGATGATGTAAATTACAAATATAGTTTTTATAGGAAATTTGTTCGTCCTATAGTTACTTTTGGTAGTTCTTTATTTAGTGATTACACAAAAGTAGGAGTACCGGGAGCTCACGCAACAGCATCACATAATCTTAAGCTTGTTGATTATGATTATAGTCCTGAAGCTATAGCTAATAATGAGGTAAAAAAAGGACCGGGTCCTATGGGAGGAATATCAATGTATGGAATAAACCCACCTAGATTTTTAAATGGTACACCTTATGTGTATGTTAGTGATTCTGATGGAACATATAATGATGCTGCAGGTAAACCTATCCATAGTGCCGTTTCGGCATACACAGCTTACATGTATGGTAATAATTGGACTTATGCTACTCTTGATGGAATTAATTTTCAAGATAAAAAAGGATTTCCTTCATTAAGTACTTATACTATTTCAAGAGAAGAAAAAAGACCTAATATTATTTTAACAGATTTAAATAAACAACAAGATTTACCAGATGGTGAGGGAGCAAAAGGTTTTATACTTATACCCGATAATTTAAACCCACGTATAAAGGCAAACCTAGATTATTACTTAAGAAAAGCAGGTTTAATAAATAATGCTCCAAGATTTAAAGATAAAACTATAAAGAAAAATGCTTATTTACCTACTAGACTTAATAAAAGAAAAAGAGGATGGTTCTTTAGATTCAAGAAAAGATTAAAAACAAAATTTAAAAAGTAAAAAATAATAAGAAATAAAAAAAACTTATATTTATAACAAAACATATAAAAATGGGATATTTAGATAACACAAAAATAATAGTAGACGCAGTTTTAACAAAAAGAGGCCGTGAATTACTAGCTAGAAACGATGGTTCTTTTAGAATAACACAATTTGCTTTAGCGGATGATGAAATAGATTATTCTTTATTCAATGAAAACCATCCTAATGGTTCTCAATTTGCTGGAGAAGCAATAGAAAATGGAACTTTATTGGAAGCTTTTCCTGATGAAAATAATATAATGATTCATAAATTAGTTACTTTACCTAGAGGAACAACTAAATTACCTATTGTAACCGCTAACGTATCTAAAATCCAATTATCTCTTGGTTCAAATACTAATGTTAATCCTACTACACTTAATTTTGGGGGTCAAGCAAATCTTAAAGAACCAGATGGTTATATGGCAACAATAGCAGATAGAAGATTATTACAAGCTTTCGTAGGAGTAGGAGCAAAAGGTAAAGTATCTAGACGTAGACCTTTTAGTGATTCTGCTTTAAGTGAAACTATTAAGGGAATGTCTTTTAGTTTAACAGCTATTAATAGTACTTCATTATTTGGGTCTAACGCAAAATTAACAACTACAATAACAATAGAAGGTATTAATTCAGGAGCTAGAACAACTGTCCCAGTTGAAATTTCAAAAGAAGTTATAGCAACTAGAGGAACACAAGGTGAAACAGGAATATTCCTTAAATAATAAATAAAAAAGAATGTCAACAATAATAAGATATAACTCAGAAGATATAGTACTAGATACTAAAAGAATATCAACATCAACCTGGGCAGATAATAATAATAATTTAGGAACAGCTTTTACTTCATCATTACAAGCAGACCAATCTTTAGCATCATCTCAGGGTAATTTCTTTATAGACATCTATAATATGCATACAGGATCCATTTCATCTTCTAAAGAGTATTCAATAGCATATGGACATAAACATGGTTCAGGATCCGAAGATTTTACAAACGATACTGGTTCCTTTGGATATAGTGCTACTAAATGGAATTATCATCATTATAGACAATTAGTTTTTGGAGATGAATTACAAGAATTTACATTTGATGATCATACTCCTGAAGATATTTGGGTTATAAACATAGAAAGAAAAAATTATAAACAAAATCTTAAAACAGGAACACTTAATCTTTTCATAGGGTCTAATGATGGAGGAACATCTATCATTCAATTAACAGATGATAGTATTACAAAAACAGGATCAGCAGTATTAACTATGGCTGGTAGACAGTATAATTTAGTTTCGGGATCCAGTGGACAAATGGCTTTTAATACTCTTAAATCTAGTATAGGTAATGAAAAAAGTGGATCTTATGGTTATTTTTACCCTGACGCAGGGTTTATAGTTTTAAATCCTGATGCTTTAGCACAAACTTTAGGAGGAACATCACCAAATAATCTTTTTAATTTACAATCAAATAAAACTTCTAATGCCAATGGGTTTAATATCCAAAAATTACATAACTGTATAAAATATGCAGCTAATTTTATTTGTGATAGTGAAGAAAAAGTAACTTCTCAGTATTATTTTACAAGAGTAAAAAATAGTGAATTTAATTATACAACTAATCCATCTTTTATAGATGAACAAGGAAATATAAGGTTTGATTCTATGGCTGATCAACCAACAGTATTTATAACAACAGTAGGATTATATAGCGATGGTGGAGATTTATTAGCTGTTGCAAAATTAAGTAAACCCTTAGCTAAAGATTTTACAAAAGAAAGCTTAATAAAAGTAAAAATTGACTACTAAAAATGATATCCGATGTTTGTATACAAAGAATTAAAGGCATCAGATATAGCAGTTGTACCCTTTAATGCTCATAAACAATACACTTTTGACTTAAAAGGACATTCAGATTCCTTAAATCATATATACTTTGTAACACACTCTTGGGCACAAAGACCCATAGAGAATTACACCGCAGCAAATTGTGGTCATCGTCAATTAGAACATTTATTTTATGGTAGATATCATAACCATGTATCTGAAAAATTTGGTAATGCAAATTATATTCATGAACATAGGGAGTTAGGGGAAGAAATTTATGTATATTCTATACCTCAGGATACTTATGGAGTACAAATAAAACCTAAATCTTTAGAATTAGAAACAACAACTATTGTAGAAGATTTTAGAACAAAAACAGATTTTAATAATGGAAATAAAATTTCACTAACAGCAAGATTTATAGATGATGGTATAGGTAATATATGGCATTTAGAAAGTGCTGTAGGTTCTGGTTCTCAAGCTTTTACAACAGAATCTTTTCCTAATTCTTTAACATATAATCATAAAGAAATATATAATGATGATAGGATATTTTACTTAAATCCTATAAATGGTTATAAACTAACAGATTTAGAACGTGATCAACATGGTGTTAAAATAGTAAGAAAAGCTACACACTCTATTTCTTATGACCCTAATGGAGCAGGATTAGTATCAACATTACCTGAATTTGCCCCTTCAACAGTTATGGGGGCACCACATGCTCATAAAGTACCAGCCTATAATAAAGAAGATGTATATGAAGATAGTTACTATAGAGGATTAGTAGATTATAATAACATTAGATTTTCTAAATATCAATATTTTCCTAATTATCGTAATATTACACAATCAGTTGAAGATGCAAACCAAAATACAGACTTAAAATTTGCAGTCAATCCCCATACTACTTTTATGGATTTCCATCATCAACTTCCTCACCATTTAAATGTTAAATTAAGAAACCAAAACCATAGAGGGGGAAGTTATCTTAAGTCTCCTAATAATGAAAAATTTCATTTTAATCCGGGAGATGATTTTACAATAAATTTTAATTTAAAACCAGTACCTTATAGTATATCAGATTTCACATCAGTTGAATCAGAAGAACTTCATATTATAGGTAAAAGTACAACAAAAACAGTAGTAGCTTCGGAACTAAAAGGTAGAGCAGGAGAGAGATTAGGTCTAAATATATCAGGAGCTAACCAAGAAGTAGAAATACCATCAGAAGCTCAGTATCCTTTTGAAATATTTTTATCAGCTTCAGCAAACACAGAAGAAATAGAAACTTCAGCAATGGCACTTCCTACTCCTTCCACACCTAGTTGTGTAGGAGGTTTTCAAATAATATTAACTACTTTACCCCCAGTATGGAGTTATGGTAATATAAATAATAGAGAATCAAACCCTCCATCCCCTTGGTTTTGGGATAACGCTAATAAAGTATATACTCATCCTCCTGTAACCACAATTACAAATACACTTAGTTCACAAGAACTTTTTGATTATTTTACAACAGGAACTACAGGAACACCATTTAATGACACTTACTTATCAGAAGCTGGTTTTACTTCAGCAAATTCATTAAATTGGGATAATAGTATGAATTCTTTAACAGGTAATTTAAGTAATTTATATCCTTCAGGTCCTGGATCTGTTTATAATTTTGAAGGATTTGTTTTAAATCCTACACATCCTACAAACCAATCTCTTTCTTCTCTAGGATGGAATTCTTCTAACCCATCAAATAGTACTACTCAATTTCTTAATGAAGATTCATTCATAAATAATCTTGAATCTGATTGTACTTCTGAAATTTTAACAACTATAAATGAAATACCATTATTTAGTACTATTGCAGGAGCTTTAGCATATGCTGAAGCTAATGGATTAGCAGGATATCATACACATTCATTTGGAGATGTAGTTGGGTATATGGGGGGTGCTTCTCATCAACAATCTATGGCTTCTTCACTTATTACTTCAACTAATCAAGTAGCAACAGAATACCATTCATTAAATTTTAGAAGAAGTGATGGGATTAATACAACTACTGTTTCTACAGGACCTATAAAATGTCACCCAGCCTCAGGATCTATATATAATATAACTTGTCAATATTCTAGTTCAAAATTAAGTATATGGATTGATGGTGTTAAACAAAATGAAGTAACAGAAGTTATAACTTCAGGATCTTTATGTGGTAAAGAATTTGGATTAACTCAAAATAATGCTAACATATATATAGGATGTCAAGGAGGTATAAAAAATTTCTTTACAGGATCTCTTCAGAATATATCAATATATTCTCGTGCTTTAAAAGATAGAGAAATAATAGAACATAATTTTGAATCAAAATATATAGGAACACCAGTAGTAGGTAATATATTTTATAGCACAGGATTAATTACTATTACTAATCCTTATTATTTTAATCATTTTAAACATTCTAATATTACATCTTCAATTAGTTATAAAAATACTATGCCTTTAGTAGAAAATGAATATCAATGTACCCTTGACGAACATGAGTTTAATTTTACTAATAATGTATCTACAAGATGTATAACTAATGAAAGTCATGAACATTTAGCAAACTTTGCAACAGGCTCTCTTTGGAATCCTTATATTACAACGATAGGTTTATATAATGAAGATTATGAGTTATTAGTAGTAGGAAAACTAGGCCAACCAGTTCGTGTAAGTGATGAAACAGATTCTACTTTCATAGTTCGTTGGGATTCCTAAAATCTCTTTCATACATTAAGTATTATGTGGTACTATATAGACAAACAAATTAATGAAATTACTGACCTTCCTGAAGGAGCATTCGGGTTTATTTATCAAACAACTCATACACCAACAGGAAAAAAATACATTGGTAAAAAATCTTTAATTTACAATTTAAAGAAAAAATTAGGTAAAAAAGAAAAAGCACTTTGGGAAGGAAAAGGTCGTCCTCCTGTATTTAAAAGAGTACAAAAGGAAAGCGATTGGAAAACTTACTATGGTTCGCACAGTTTTATAAAAGAAGCAAATAAAGAAGACTTAGAAAGAAAAATCCTACAAGTGGCTTTTAATAAAAAAGAACTTACATATTTAGAATGTAAATATCAATTTATATTAGAAGTTTTAGAAACACCTAAATATCTTAATGATAATATATTAGGTAAGTTTTACGATAGGGATTTTAAATGAAAGAAGATTTATTAAAACAGTTATTAGAATCAGTTTTAGGTAGAAGTAAGCCAGCTCGTGGTGGTGAAGAAGCTGTATTTACTTGTCCTTCTTGCAACCATCATAAGAAAAAATTAACACTAAATTTATCTACACAAAAATTCCAATGTTGGGTTTGTGGTTATAAAGGACATAGAGCATTTAAATTACTAAAACAGGTAAAAGCATCACCAAAAGCATACGATCTTTTAAAAGAAATCGATTCCCAATACAGTTTTAAAAGACAAATTACTACTAAAATACCGTCAGGTTCTGTGCATTTACCTCAAGGAGTAACGCCTATAATGTCATCTTCAGCAATAATGTCCAAACACGCATTACATTATTTAAATCAAAGAGGGATTACTCCTCAAGACGTAGTTAAGTATGACTTACATTACTGTGAACAAGGAGAATTAAAAAATATGGTTGTAATACCTTCATATGATAAAGATGGATTTTTAAATTATTATGTAGGTAGATCATTTGATAAAAACGCATATATTAAACATAAATTAGCTTCCAGTACTAAGGACATAATTGGTTTTGAAATGTATATAAATTGGGATCTTCCCATTATTCTTTGCGAAGGTGCATTTGATGCTATGGCAATTAAACGTAATGCAATTCCATTATTTGGTAAAAAAATTTCCACTACATTAATGAAAAAGATTATTGAAAGTAATGTACAAAAGGTGTATCTTGCTTTAGATGAAGATGCTCTTAAAGATGCTTTTAAACATGCAGAAACGTTTCTATCCTACGGAAAAAAAGTCTATCTTATAGAAATGGGTGATAAAGATCCATCCGAATTAGG